GAAGGCGATTTTATCCGAGAAAATCTAGTCAATATTTTTGGCCAAGACAATATTGACCGCATTTTGCGTACTGCTGCGCGAGAAGGAGCATATCAGCAAACTGCCCAAAAAATCCTTGCTGCTGCTGAATCTGGAATGCAAAGAGGTGCGGCTCAAGAAGCTGCGTCTGCTAGAACGCCAAACATTGATTTAGGATCAATTCCTTTTCCGGCCAGACAAATCCCCGCAATCATTTTGCAAAAAGGGGGAAATTCTATTTTAAATCGCATTGGCGGAACAACCTCTCCAGAATATTACCAAGGAATGGCGCGCCTTTTAACGTCAGGCGGCCCTGAGGCAGATGAATATCTACGCGGGTTAGAGCGCTCTTTGGCCTTCAACCGCCAAAATCGGCGCGCTGCTCCGTTCATTTCTTCTGCTACTGGTTCTGTTCGCCCTTTTGAAGGCGTTGAAGAAGAAGACCGCCCCACCCGCGCCTCAGGTGGCCGCATCACAAGCCACCACCGGGCAAAGGCCCAGGCGTTGATCAATGCCGCTGATCGGGCCAAAAAGGCCCACAACGGCACCACGAAGCCTATTCTGGATATGCCGGATGAGACGGTGGCCAAGGCGCTGTCCCTGGCCGATCAAGCGATCTAAGGAAAACACACGATGGCCAGCACATTCTCGCCCAACAAGACGCTCGAGCTTCCCGGCTTCAATGACTACGTCAATAGCTGGAACACGCCCCTCAACTCCGACATGACGATCATTGACACGGCGCTGGGCGGGTCAACTCTGCTGAACGCCACCAGCCCCACCGGCAACGTGACGCTGACCTACTCCCAGTACAGGCCCCTCTCGCTGATCGTGAGCGGCGCGATGTCTGCCAACGTGTCTTATATCGTGCCTGCCGGCGTGGGCGGCCAGTGGACCGTCACCAACAACACCAGCGGCGCCTTTTCGGTGTTCATGGTGTCGGCGGCTGGCGGATCTTCGATCAAGATCCCGCAAGGCTACAGCACAATCGTCTCCTGCGACGGCAGCAGCAGTGGCATGCGTATCAGCGTCAGCACCGCCCTGGCCGCCGGGAGCAGCACGCAGGTTCAGTACAATAGCAACGGCCTCTTTGCCGGTGCGGCCAATTTTACGTTCGACGGCTCAATTGTTTCTGTCCCCTCGCTTTCTTCTACTGGCAATATAGCTACTAGTGGCACCTTATCTGCTATAGGTACAATTTCTTCTTATGGCGGCGGCCTTTCGATTGCCGGCAATGCTGACATTGGCGGGTACATGCATTGCGGCGGCGACATTTTTGCCGGCAACAGCATTACCAGTAACAGCAATATTGTCACTAACGGACAAAATTTTCAAATTGGCACTGGGCAAACTAACGCCAAAAATCTTGTTTACAATAACTCCTCTCGAGTTGTTGCTTTGTATTTGGATACTTCCGCAAACTTTGGTTTGTCTGACACAACCGGCGGATTTACCCGTTGGTATTCTTCAACTAACGGAGACTTCAACGTCTACGGCACGCTGTATCAAGGTTTCTCGGATGCGCGGCTGAAGGCGAACATCGCGCCGATCTCTGACGCATTGGCCAAGGTCAATCGCATCAGCGGCGTGACGTTCAACGCGAACGAGCTTGCCGGCGGCTTCGGATACAAGGACACAAAGGCCCAGGCCGGCGTCCTGGCCCACGAGATTGAGGCCGTTCTGCCAGAGGCTGTGGCCATCGCGCCATTTGATGCTGACCACAAAGACGGCGCGGTCGTTTCTAAGTCTGGCGAAAATTACAAAACGGTCCAATACGAAAAGCTGGTGCCGCTGCTGATCGAGGCGATCAAGGAGTTGACCGCCAAAGTTGAGGCCCTGGAGGCTCAAGGCTGATGCGTAACAATTTTGGCAAGGCATATCGCAAGACCGTCGCGGCAGAGGGCGGCTTCTCTCAGCACCCCCTCGACCCTGGCGGCGCCACCATGAAGGGCATCACGCTAAAGCGGTACAGTGCCTACCTGGGGCGCGAGGCCACGGTTGAGGAGCTTAAGGCGATACCGGAGGAGCATCTCCTGGCGATCTATGGCCAGGGCTACTGGGATAAGTGCCGTTGCGATGACCTGCCCAGCGGCCTGGATGTCTGCGTGTTTGACTGGGCGGTGAACAGTGGCCCAGGGCGCGCTGTGAAGGCGCTACAGGAGCTTGCCGGCGTCAGGCCTGACGGTGATGTGGGCCCGAAGACCATGGCCGCTGTGGCAAGCTGGTGGGCCTATTACGGGCCCAAGACCTGCATCGCCATGTATCAGAATGAGCGCATGGAGTACCTTGAAGATCTTCCGACCTTCAAGGTGTTTGGCAACGGTTGGACCAAGCGCGTGATCGACATGGAGAATTTTGCTTACACTTTGGCTTGAAGCAGTTTCTCCAAATGGGCCGCGCGCCTCATGCAGTTGTAATGCTCGAGGGTGTCGGGCCACGCCTGCTCTGCAATTTCCAAATTGGCCTTGAGCCTGCCGCGTAGCACTGCCGGCGGGCAGTTGGCGTCAATCCACTCCGGGGCCACATAGGGCGTTTGGGAACCTTTGGTGAACAGCGGTTTAGACATGATTAATCCCCCATTTTGCTAGTAGGGCCGCGTCAGCCCTGCCGTCGTCTTTTGCTCGAGAAAAATAGTTCGCCCCAGGCCAGTAGCGCTGGGCCATCATGCGGCACGCTCCCTTGTCAGCAGGGACGCCCGCCTGACGCTTCCACACTGCCGGCCTCACCATCCTAAGCGGGCATCCCAGGGCGGCGCACACGCCCTCCAGAATGCCTGCCGAGTAGCCAAAATTAAACATGCTGACACCGCCATTGCCGGGCATGGCGCCAACCTCCTCCACCACCACCAGATCGGCCCAGCGGTCCTTCAGGAGCTTCACCAGGGCAGAGGCGTTTACCTTGTTCTTGCCGTTCACGTTGATGACCGGCATGTCCTCGATGTGGATCAGCGCGTCCCCCTCGCTGCTGATCCAGGCGATAGCACCAGAAAGGCCAGGGTCTATGGCGCAAACAATCATGTCATCTTCGCCCACTTGGCCAAGAGTACGGTCGCGCTTGGATCGCGGCGCTGCACCATGATGATGCTGCCGTCATCTACAGCCGGGCGAATTTTTACCACATCATTGCCGTCCATGAACCACCTCCAAATCATATCCCGGCGGGGGCAAACGGCTATAATCTTCCAGACGAAACTTATATCTTGCAAGGCGTGAGCCTCCACATTCGTGGAGATCACCGGCCCAGCAGTCAGCCCTATATTTTCGGTCACAAAGTCCACCCCTCGTTATTATCGGTCACAAAGACCACCCCTCATTGCTCTTGCATCGCCCGCAAATGCGGTTCTTGCGCGGATCATAGCTCTCAAACATCTTCAGGCACTTCAAGCATTTTGAGGCGACAAATTTTGGTTTTTTTTCAAATTTGATTTCTGGTTCCTTTTCAGGTTCGATTGGCTTGATTTTGGACAGCCGGCCCACCTTGTCCTTCACGCTGACGTATGACCGCTTCATTTTAAGCGCTATTTCGCGGAAGCTGGCTCCAGTATTCATCATATCAAGCAGGATCTTGATTTCCTCCTGGCTCCATCGCACTGGGGGCCCAGCCAAATTCTGCGGCAAACCCCGCACACGCTTAGGCTTTCCACCCTTCAGCCTGGGCCGGGAGATTTTGAGTTCAGGCGGCGTGTATTTTGACACGACATGCGGAGTGACGCCCACCATGCGGGCAATGTCAGACTGAGTGCGGCCCTCTTTCCTGTAGGCAATGATCTTGTCGATCTTTTCCTGGCTGATTGGCTTTCCAGTTTGGAACGTCCTTTCAATCAAGTTGGCGCAAATCTTCTGCGCGGAAACGCGCGAGCAGGAAAATTCCTGCGCGATTTCCTCAAGCGATTTGCCTTCCAGCCGGCGCTGGCGCATGGCCTCACGCTCCTCTGGCGTGATGGGGGCGCGATGGCCGGGCTTCATGGTTTGATGTCCCGGCCAATCGTGATGTTGTTCTGCGCGCGAATGTCCTGGTTTCTCCAGCACCAGCATTCGCCGGTATCGTTTTGGAACACCACCCACAGAAGGTCATGCTCAACACCATAGTCGATCACCATCTGGGCCATGCCCTTCCCGGCAGGCGTGCGAACAGGAATAGGCGGGTTGAGTTGAGTGATCATAGTTGCCCCTTCAGGGCTGCGCGAACCGCGCTTAGGTCGGTGTTGAGATGTATCGCCGCCCGCATCCGCGCGTTCTCGGCGCGGAGGGCGCCCAGCATGGCGGCGGTTTCTGTGTGCGCCTGAGCGCCAGCTTCATGGCCTGATCTACGCAAGGCTTCCACGCAGTTCATGTTCCACTGGATCAATACCTCGATGTCTTTATTTGATATGCTCATGGCTTCACCTCGGAACGAGCTTTCGCCCGCGCGTCGAGCCATTCACGCAACGCCCGCGCCGAATGGAGGGGCGCGTATCCTCTCCAATCAAAGCCAGCCATGAACGCCCTAATTTCATCCTCGTTTGGTTCTGCTTTGACCAGCGCTTCCCGCAGTCGCGCGTTCTCGTCGCGGAGCGCGTCAGCTTCGGCTGGCTTCAGGCATGGGCCGAGGTATGTCCAGCCCGATTCATTCATTTTGCGCCACGTTACGCAACTTCCAAATAACCAGCTTTCAATTTCTCCAATCCACTTTATCGGACGGTGCCAAAAATAAAATTGAGTGCTTGCCGGATCAGCTAGCCAATGCCAGCCATCTTTCTCAGGATTTAACGGCATACCGGGCTTGTCGGGGTCGGGCCAGCCGCTCATGGCTTAACCCCCGGCGCTGCTGCGACAATCGCGTCAATCTCGGCGTGACTCAGATGCGGCGCCCACCGCAGGGCGTTCACCCTGATCGCAGTCCGCAGCCGCGCGTTTTCTGCGCGGAGTTCGCTGTTGATTGCAAACAGCCGCAACGCAGGCACCACCTCCCACCCTGCCGCGCGGATTGCGGCGAGGGACTTGGCGGTGTCATCCTCACTTGCATAGCAGTACGTTCCGCCGTCCCGAACAAAACAGCCTCCGGGCTGGCATTCGCAAGTTGCCCGCGCCACTTGCGTAAGCAGTTCGGCTTCGTCTTTTGCTGGCTCGCTCATTGTTCTGCTCCATTGAATGTCTTGCGGTACTCGCGCTTAAGCATTTCAAAAATGGCATCGTGATTGTGCCGATCAGCAAGCCACTCCGGTATCAACCGCTCACGGGCATACAGGCTCGTCCCATCGTGCCAGCACGGTGACTTCAGAATGTGGCACTGGTCATGCGACGGCGCGTTGTTGGCCATGTAATCTGGCGGCGAGCGATAGTGCGTCTCAAGGCCGCCGCCCCATTCGTTAGCGCCTTCATAAGTGTACGGGCCAGCGACATGAAATTGCATGGCACCATGCCGGCCAATGCAGACCCAGCAGTGCCTTTCATGATTGTGCGGCTTTGAGTATGTGTATTCACACCGAAACTCGCTCATTCCACAATCCCCCAATGGCTGATGCTGACAGGCTCTTCCGCCCCCGGCTCCCACCAGCGCAGCATGGCGCGGATGGCGCGGGGGAGTTCC